CATTGATTTTACAGTGAAATTGCCCTATAAGTGATCGGTTTGTGTTTTAAATGTGGCCAATCATTATTTAATAATTACCAAAATACCATGCTTTTTGCGCCCTGGTGCTGTTTTCGCTGGCGGCCTGCCTAGCTCAATCCTGCAGCTCTTCGTCCTTGATGCGCGCGATCTCGACCCGTAGCGCGCGCTCGACCATGCCGGTCAGGCTGCGGTAGCGCTCGCCCTCCTCGCGCAGGCACAAGCTCTTAGCCTCCAGCCATAGCGCCTCGGGGATGCGGACCGAGATCAGCTTTAAGTCAGATGCTGTTGACTTGTTCTGTTTCATGCTGTACAGCTTTATCTTCTTCCATCATGAAAGTCAAGGAGGTTAGCAAATGCCGAGGAATATGCCTGTGCGGGCAACGCCGTTGCCGGCAACCAACGAGACCCTGGTCCTGGCGACCAGGCCGATGAAGCTCTGCGATCATATCAAGGATGCGCTCATGAACGGCGCCTACGAGGTCGTCGTGCCGTATCTGCAGACGGTGAATGCCCGCGAAGGCGTCACCGGTTCGCGCAAGACCGACGAGGTCATGGCCGCTTATGTGTTGCAGAATTGGGCTGCAGACAACGGCAAGCTGGCGATCAAAACTGCCGATCTGGCGCAGATCAGCACGCATATGATCTACGCGTTGCGCGCCATCCGCGATGAGCATGGTCAGCGCATCGACCGCACCAGCCGGCGCCGTGCCGCCCTTGCCGCTCCGATAGCGGAAAGCGAGACGGCTGATAGCTGAGGCTTGAGGTCGATTGCCTGCAGCGCCGCAAACGCTGCAGGCAATCTTCATTTATGGAGGCTTAGCGTGGATACTCTACGGTGTACGGTTTGTGGTGTCGAGGGCGAGGCAAAATGCCATTGTGGAAAAACCTATGCGTATATTCCAGCACACAAGGCTGCAGAGCTGGCGATTAAAGCCTATCCGGATTGGTCTAATCGTAAAATTGCAGAGGCAATCGGCGTGAGCTTTGAAACAATAAGGCGCGCTCGACCAATTGACACAAATGCGTCAGTTGAAAAACGCCTCGGCCGTGACGGCCGAAAGCGTGGAAAGCGCAAGCCCAATCGTAAGCCCGGCGAGAAGCAGGCGCAGCGTTCGATCAACTTGCGGCCCGATGCCTGGGAAGAGATCAAGCGCAAGGCCGAGGCCGCCAATGTTTCTACTGCGGCTTACATCGGCGCCGTTCTGCAGCAAGCCGAGTTGGATCTGGCGACCTTGCCGAAGACGGCACAGGACAAACTGGATGCGTTCCGACGCCAGTACCAGCGTGAACTCGATCGGCAATTCGAGGAAGCGGTGCATAAGGAAATCAAACGCCGGGTCGATGAGTATGTGGCGCCGCGCTTTCTCGAACGCGAGCGCGATGCGGACCGGTGCCGTCAGGCCCAGCGCAGTAAAGGCGTGTTCAAGAAGGAGGAGTACAACATCATTCTGCGCTGCGTGCACCCGGACCTCTCTCCGACCGTCGAGCAGAAGAACGAAGCGTTCCGGTTGCTGCATGAGAACCGGTTGCTGCTGCTGTCGGAAAAGGACGACCCGCGCACCTACCCGCCATTGCCGACGGCGGAGGAATTCATGGCTGGGGTTCGCCGTTACAAGCGTTGAATCCTGTGCTAGGCTCGCCGCCTCGGTAGATTTCTCCACCTTGTGGCCCGGAGGCAAAGCATCCCAGACCTTTCCTTCGGGCCGCCTTTCCAAAGGCGACCCTCATGCTGGCTCAGACTTACCTGCCCGCTCGCAAGCTCGGCCTCAAGGCTGCGGAGCGCGACGCGCTGATCGACATGTTGGAGAAGCTCGAACGCGGGGTGTTCATTCACGAGTGGCCCGGCCGAGAAATCGAATCCGGCTATGCCGTCGGGCTGGCGTTCAACATGGGCGACTGGGACTGCGGCACCACGGCGTGCATCGCCGGCTGGTGCGATCTCCTGCACGGCACGCACTTCGTGTCGCGCATGGATGGCGACGCCGATCGTCCCGGCCGCCGGCGCAATCTGCAGGATCTGTTCTTTGTCAACGAGAACGGCGGCTGGCTCGGGGACACCGAGGAGGTCACCCCGAAAGAGGCGGCCCAGGCGCTGCGCCACTATTTGCAATTGGGCAAGCCGTACTGGCTCGATGTGCTGGAACCGGAGTTGTGTCATGGCCGAGAAGTTCATCCAGAAGGCGGTCAAGAAGATGGAGCAGAAGGGCACCAAGGGCGCGTTGCATCGCCAGTTGGGGGTGCCGGAGAGCGAGACCATCCCGTCGTCCAAGCTCTCTGCGGCTGCGGCGCGGGCTAAGCGCACCGGCAACACCCAGCTCGCCCGGCGCGTGAGCTTCGCGCGCAACGTCGGCGGCAAGTGATGTCTGCGGAGATCGTCGACTTTCCCAAGCCGTTCAAGATGTCCAAGCCGGCGAGCGATTTTGATTCCTGGGCTCCGGCGCAGCAGATCGTATTCATGCTTGAGTGGACGCTTGCCGAATGCCGGGAGGGGCGGCTTGATCCGTGCAAGCTCGCCTTGTGGATCGACGATGCCCGCGGCGGCCACGCGTATATGCAGCATGGTTACGACCTGACGGGATTGCGCGACATCGTCGATTATCTCGACCAGCTGGCGGACGCCCATGCCGCCGGCGACCTCTAGATATAGTTGACGTCACCGCGCAATCCGCCATAGATAGCCGTCCATGGACGCAGTCGCCCCCGCCGTTGCGGTCCGGCTTGCCTATGAGGGCATCCCGGTGCGGGTGATCGCGCGGGCGACGCAGGTATCGAGCGACATCATCTGGCAGCATCTGCGCGAGGCCCGGCTCGCCGGGCAGCTCCTGTTCCTGCCGCGCGACGACTGGCCGCCGGGGCAGCCGCGGGCGCAGCGCCGGCCGGACCGCGCCTGCCTGCGCGAGCGCGACGACGATACCCTGCAGGTGGTGCTGATGCAGCTGTTCCGGCTGACCGAATCGCAGGCGCGCATCATGCTGCCGCTGTTGCGCCGGCATGCGGTGCGCCGCGCCTTGCTGTATGAGATCTACGACGCGCGCGGGCTGATGCACTCGACCGATATCAAGATCCTCGACATCCAGATCCATCACATCCGCAAGCGGCTGCGGCCGTTCGGGCTCTCGATCGAGACGTTGTGGGGCTACGGCTACTGCATGCCGGCGGCCGATCGCGCCAAGGCGCTCAAGCTCGTCGCCAGGGCGCTGCGCGGCTAGTTGAGCGGGTGCTGGCCTTCGAACAGGTCGCGGCCGCGGTCGACCATGTCGCGCAGCAGCGCGAGCGCGCCCTTGCGCGTCTCCTCGCGCTGCATCAGCAGGGTCCAGCACACCAGGATGGCGCAGGCCATGAAGATCATCTGCGTGTCGTCGGTGTCGGCGGCCAGGCGCATGCGCTTGGCCATGGCGATGCAGTCTTCGGTGAAGAGGTCGGCGGCATTCGGGGTGATATCGGGCATCACGTCCATCCCGCGGCGGTGATTTTGCTTCGCTCCGGCACCTTACGCGGGTTGGCACGGGTCAGGAAGTAGGGCATGAGGTTGGCATGCACGGTCAGGCAGGCGTATTGCAGCGCATCGGCGACATGGTCGAAGCCCTCTTTTTGCGTCTTGTCGGGGATCGCGCGCAGCGCGCCGCCCTGCTTGATCTTCTGGAAGCGATAGCCGCCGCTCATGGCGCGGATGAGCCAGGGGCAGCCCTGTCGGCTGAAGCAAATCGCCGGGCCGCCGTTGACCTGCTTGCCAAGCAGCGCTTCTACGGCTCGCAGGCGAACATCAATGTCATTCGACGGCGCCGGGAAGGCGGAAAAACCCAGACGCTTGAGCGCATCGAAGCTGGTCTCCTCGGCGATCGTGCCCTTTGCTGCTCCTGCCGGGTCACCGACGATGATCGACCGGTTGCCGATATATTTGTTGTTGTACAGCTTCGGCCGTAAGTGTTGTTCAACATGCTTCTCCAGGCCGATGTTGGTGCCGGGCACTTCTTCGTGCACCAGCAAGCGGCCGAGATGATCCAGCTGACAGATTATCGACCACGGGTTTCGCCCGAAGTCCTGGCCAACAAGGATGGGATATCCAGGTATGACGAGGGTTTCGTCAACAACGTGGAACTTGCTGTTGAAGGTGGCGCGAAACACGGCCTCGCCGGCCGGATCCTCCCCATATTCGGCGTCGACATAGCGCTTCACCCAAGGGTGTTCATTGCCGTACATCTCCAGGAAGTTCTCGTAGTACCGCCGCCCCTGCGCCAGCCGCGCCGGGTGGTCGACGGGAAGGTTCTTGGTCTCCTCGGTCTGGTACACCCAGTTGAGATTTTCCGCATCTGCTGCCATGCCACCGGGCTGGATGAACACCTGCCAGTTGGGCGGCGGCTCGATCATGAACCTGTGCCAGTCGGACATTTCCGTCGGCATGTTAGTGTCAGAGATAATTCCGTACCAGGTAGGAGCGCCGCGATTTCCTGAAGGATAGCGGCCAATTCTTCCGCTAATGGGAGCAAGGATGTCGAAGTTACACTCGATGGCTTCGTTGATCCAGCAGCCGGTGAGCTGGCTGGATAGTAGTCGAGCTTGATCAGCGGCTTCTTCGAGCGGGATGAACAGCCATTCCGATTTGACATCTGCGAATTCCAGATAATAGGTGTTCTCGCTGACCTTCCACTCGCCCAGGCCGACCAGCCAGTTCTGGATGTCCTTGAGCACGGTGTCCTTGAGTTGCTTGAGCGTCTGCCGCACGAAGGCGAAGCGGGTGTAGCGAAAGCCGTCGTCGGCCTTCGACTGCTCCATCGACCGGCGCAGGCACTCCATCACGCAGCCGGTGGTCTTGCCGGAGCCGACCGGGCCGGCGATGATACGGCCATAGGCGCGTGATTTGGCGAACGCGGCGATGGTCGGCGGCGCCGTGTACTCGATCATAGGACCTTGTAGAGCAGGCTCTTCTGCGTCGGGCTGCCGCTGTTGTAGGCGAACACGATCTGCACGATGGCGCTGGCGGCGTCGTTGATCACCTGCTCGGTCATGTCGGCGCGCCCGGCGCCGCTCATGGCGGTGGCGGTGTCGGCTGCCAGGGTCGGCTCCGACTGTAGCCGGTCCTGCATGACATTGGCGTTCTCGATCGCCTCGATCAGCGCCTTGACGGTGCCGACAAAGCTCTGGCCGTAGTTGGTGGCGTCAGTCATGGGCAATTCCGATCTGGTTGGGGTCGATATCGTCGACGTCGATCGCTCGCGACTTGTTGAACTTGAGCTTGGTGTCCTCGCCCAGGTTGATGTTGATGATGAAGCGCTCCGTCGGGGTATTGGTGTCGGCCGCCTTCTCGCCCATGCCGGCGATGTCGGCCAGGAGCTTGGTGCCGTTGATCACCGCGGGCAGCGGCTCGTTCTCGTTCTTGCAGCGGTTGACCACCACCGGCAGCAGATCTTCGACATAGGCTGCGGAGATGAGTTTTGCGCGCAGCAGCGTCGACTGCGATGAATTCCACTCGATGTTCATCGCTTCGAGCAGTCGCTGGTAGTAGGGCAGCGCCTCGATCTCGGCATACTGCTCCGCCGTCAGCTCGTAGATGTTGAGCAGATCGGGCAGCGAGTGGATGTTCCTCGCCCGCTCGCGTGCGAGCCGGGCGAGCTTGAATTCGTCGATCATGCCGCGAGCTTAGGCGGAGATCGTTAACGAATCGTAAAGATATCTGCGCTTAGGATAGGCGATGGCAAACGGATCCGATCTCGGCCCGAACGGCGTTCTTTCGGTGGTGCCGCCGGCGGCCTACGAGGCCTACCTGGCGCAGCAGGATAAGCAGGCGGCCGAGCAACAGCAGCCGATCACGGCGCCGGTGCCGGAGCTGGTGAGCTATATTCGTGGCCAGTTCGAGATTTTCAGGAACCATCGCAACACCGCGGCCGGCTGGTCGAACCGGATGATCGAGGCGCTGCGCACCTTCAACGGTCAGTACAATCCGACCAAGTTCCAGGAAGTGGTGAAGTTCGGCGGTTCGCAGATCTATGCGCGGCTCTCCGCGCAGAAGTGCCGCGCCACCACCAGCCTGCTGCGCGATATCTACTTGGGCAGCGATCGGCCGTGGGCGATCAAGCCGCCGGCCGATCCGCAGATTCCGCCGGACATCCTGGCGAAGATCGACCAGCTGCTCGGCCAGGAGCAGCAGATGGTGGCCCAGACCTCAGGGCAGCCGCCCAACCCCGACGACGCGCGCAACCGCAAAATGCTGCTGCTGGAGTCGGCGCGCGATGCGGCGAAGAAGAAGGCACGCGACCAGGCCGGCGTGTCCGAGGACAAGATCGAAGAGATCCTGCGCGACGGCGAGTTCTATCATGCGCTGGCGGAATTCCTGGTCGATTTGCCGATTTTCCCGTTCGCTTGTTTGAAAGGGCCGGAGGTCAAGATCCAGCCGAAGCTGGTCTGGCCGCCGGGCGGTGGGGCCCAGCCGCAGGTGCAGTACGTACCGAGGCTGATGTGGGTGCGGGTGTCGCCGTTCGATCTGTGGTGGACGCCGGGTGTTGCCGACATCGCCAACGCCAACATCATCGAGAAGTCGCGCCTCACGCGCGCCGAGCTGAACGATCTGCTCGACTTGCCGGGGTTCAATCACGACGAAGTCTACGCGGTGTTGCAGGAGTATGGACAAGGCGGGCTCTACGATGCCTGGGATACGACCGACGCGGAACGCGCGGTGCTGGAGTCGCGAGAGAATCCAGCCTGGAACCGATCAGGCTTGATCACCCAGTTCGAGTTCAACGGCAATGTGCTCGGGCAGACCCTGCAGGACTACGGCATGCCCGGCGTGCTCGATCCGTTGCGCGACTATCATATTCGCGCCTGGGTGATCGGCTCGCACGCCATCAAGGTGATCATGTCGCCGTCGCCGCGGCAGCGGCATCCGTATTTCATCACCAGCTTCGAGAAGGTTCCCGGCACGGTGATCGGCAACGGGTTGGTGGATATCGTCGCCGATCTGCAGGAGGCGAGCAATGCGACGCTTAGGTCTCTGGTCAACAACATCTCGATCAGCTCTGGCCCGCAGGTTGTCATCAACGACGATCGTATTCTCCCTACAGAAAACACAGATGACCTATATCCTTGGAAGCGATGGCATGCACGCAATGACCCCGTTGGCAACAATACCAAGGCTCCCATTGAGTTTTACCAGCCGACGGATAATTCTCAGTCTTTGTTGATGGTGTTCAAAGCTCTCACCGATCTCTCCGATGATGTTTCCGCGATCCCGAAGTATGTTGGTGGCTCGCAGGTGGGAGGCGGCGCCGGCCGGACCGCCAGCGGCCTGGCGATGTTGATGGGGAATGCCAGCAAGTTGCTGCAGACCGTTGCCGCCAACATCGACCGCGATGTGATGGAGGTCGCGCTCACCCAGCTCAGCGACTTGATTCTGCTCACCGATACGTCCGGATTGCTCACCGGCGAGGAGAATCTGGTGGTGCAGGGGGTCAATGTCGCGATCCAGCGCGAGACCATCCGCCAGCGCCAGCTCGAATTTTTGCAGCATACCGCCAACCCGATGGATGCCTCGATCATCGGTATCACCGGCCGCGGCGAGGTGCTGCGCGCGGTGTCGAATACGATTGGGCTCGACGGCGATCAGATCGTGCCGTCGGAGCAGGAGCTGGAGCAGCGCCAGCAACAGAATAAGGCGCAGCAGCAGTCCGGGCCGATCAACCAGCGCGTTGAACAAGGCGTTCAGGCAGGTGTCGAGGCGGGCGTCAAACGGATCTCTACCGAGCTGACGGCAGGCCTCCTCGCCGCCCGCTCGCAGTTGCCGGAGGGCGCGCCGGTGCATATCGGCACTCTGCCGATGGGGGGCCCAGGAGGACCGCCGGGCAACGGTCCGCCGGGTGGTCCAGGAGCACCGGGGCAACCGCCGTCTGGGGCGCAGCTGCCGGCCATGGCAGCACAGGCGCAGGGCTCTCAGCCCACACCCCCCAACCAATCGCGTGGCCCGCAGACCAACGTCACCGGTAACCAGCCGAAGTTCAATTTCAACGGCAGCGGCCGGCCGCCGCCACCGGCGGGTGGGCCAGGGTAGGTAGAAGGTTACTTTGGGTCCGAATCAGGTACAGAAAGAGCACGATGGCAGCCAACCCGTTGAAAAGCGTGGTGATCGCGGCAGCGGCCGCGAATAAGCAGTGGAAAATGGTGAACATCGTGGCAACGGCGGCGCCCAAGGGCGGCAAGGGGCACGCGCAGGTGCCGGCGGCGCAGAACACGCTCAAGCAGTATCCGGTCTACCAGGATTCAGGCGGCAGCATCAAAGGGCTGCCGACGGTCTACATTACTGGTTACGTCGGACCGGCGTGAATCGATGACCACCGTCGCCTTCAAACTCGGCGGTGTTCTTGAGATCCTGACCGAGCCCTCTCCCGCAGGGGCGCGCGTCAAGGTAACCTATGGCGGGTTCACGGTGAGCGCAAAGGGGGACGGCATGGCCTATACACTACCGAGTGGAAATGGCGTCGGGTTGGCGATCAGCTACGTCGATGCACACGGCAACCCCGCGACGGTCGATGGCGACGTCGCATGGGCGAGTTCGGATGAGACTTTGTTGACCGTCACCACCGATTCCGGCGATTCGACCAAGGCCAGCATGGCGGCGATCGGCCCGCTCGGCCAGGTGCAGGTCACGGCGACCGCCGACGCCGATCTCGGTCCCGGTGTGCGCAACATCATCACCACCATGGACGTCGTTATTGTTGCTGGTGAGGCAATTGCCGGGACGATCACGCCGGTGGGCGAGTCTGCGCCGACTTAACGCTTCGTTAACCAAAAGGCCGTAGGGTTCCCGCTATGGTTTTTGCGGGGTGACGGCTATGGCGATCCTGAGTTCGCGCCACTACGACGACAATACCCTCTCCTTGGTTCTCAAACAGGTTGTGGACGCCATCAACGCCGGCAACCTGGGTGGTCCGACCGGGCCTGTTGGCCCGACCGGACCGGCGGCAGGCACGGCCGGCCCGACCGGGGCGACTGGACCTACGGGTCCGAACATTGGCTTGCAGGGGCCCCCAGGCCCGAACGGTCCCGCGGGTGCGACGGGCGCCACCGGCGCGGCCGGCCCGGCGGGACCGGCGGGGCCTGCCGGCGCGGTCGGTACAACTGGACCGACCGGACCTTATGGTTCAGGCGTAACGGGACCTCAGGGACCGGCGGGTCAGGGCCCGACCGGCCCAACCGGTCCCGTCGGCAGCGTTGGTACCCTCACTGGCCCAACTGGATCAATCGGGCCGACGGGAACCGCCGGCACCAGTAACGTGACCGGGCCAACTGGGCCGGGGTCGACTTCGACCTTTGTTCCGCCGACCAGCGATCCGCACATCGTCGGCGCGGTGTGGAACAATGCCGGCGTGCTGACGGTGAGTGCGGGGTAATGTTACGTTGTAGCTTCTTACAATTAAGGGGCTACACATATGAGAAAAAAGCATGCGACTGAAGAAGAGCGTAGAGAAGCTGCAAGTGCGGCATCGCTTAGGTGGCACTACCGTAATCGTGCAAAAGTTAATGCTGCAAAGAAGGCGAAGTGGGCCGCTATGACTGTTGAAGAACGCATAGTTAGGGCGGCTTATTATCGGGATCGGGATCTACAACGTAATTTTGGACTGACAAGTGCGCAGTGGGATGTTTTGTTTTTTGCGCAAGGTAGAAAATGCGCGTGTTGTTATAGTTTTGAGCCGGGATCAAAAAAAGGATGGCATGTAGATCATTGTCATACGACTGGAAAAATACGTGGAATTTTATGCCAGAGATGCAATTTAGCCTTGGCCCATTCTAAAGAAGATATCGTGCGGTTGCAGGCGCTTATTGAGTATTTGCGGAAGTCTTTAGGAGATGGCGATGGCTGTTCCGTTTGATTCGGACCAAATCCGTCGGTGGACAATAAATCCCGGCAACATGGACCGCAACCAGCTGGGGGTGATCCTCAAGCAGGTTGTCGATCTGATCAACAATCAGACCATCATGGGGCCGAACGGCGCTACGGGGCCGGCCGGTCCGGCTGGTGGTCCGACCGGACCGACGGGACCGCAAGGTCGCGCCGGACCGCCGGCGATGCCGACGGGTGTTACGGGTGGAACGGGGTACGTCGGTCCAACCGGACCGCGCGGGGCGACGGGGGCCACGACCGGGGCGACAGGCGCTACCGGCACTGCAGGCTATCCTGGTCCGACTGGCGGCTTTGCCCCTCCGGGCCCGACCGGCCCGACCAATGGCCCGACGGGCACGACCGGTCCAGCCGGGCCAGGATCTTCTGGACCGACCGGTCCGGTAGGGGCGACGGGGCGCGCCGGGGCGACCGGGATCGGGCCAACGGGTCCGGTCGCGCGCTCGACCTCATTCATCGCCCCGACGACTAACCCACATATTGCCGGTGCGGTGTGGCGGGTTGGCACTGGGGTCGGGGCGCTGCGGATCTCGACGGGCTAGATGCGGCTTGCCTGGAACGCCATCGTCAAGAACGAGAGCGCGCGCATCGCGCGTTGCGTCAACAGTCTCTTGCCGCATATCGACTGCGCGATCGTGCTCGACACCGGCTCGACTGACGGCACGCCCGAGCTGGTCGAGCAGTTATTTGCCGCGGCGGGCAAGCCGGTAGAGATCTATCACGGCCCGTTTGTCGACTTTGCCCAGGCCCGGAATCTGGCGCTTGGCAAGGCGCGTATGAGCGAGCTTCGCTGGGACTACCTGCTGCTCGCAGACGCTGACATGGAGTTTGTAGTCAGCAATGCTGAATGGCGGCATCAGCTTAACGGCGGTCTGGCTTACGATATGCAGCAGACGGTGGGCGAGCTGGTGTATTGGAATCGACGGGTGGTGAGCCAATACACGGATGGGATCTATAAATGTCCAACGCATGAGTATCTCGACGTCCCCGCTGCCGGCGCTGTTGCTGGAGCTTATTTCATTGATCACGCTGATGGAAGCAATCGCCCGGATAAATTCGATCGCGACATCGCCATTCTCGAAGTTGCCTTACAAACCGAGACCGACGCCGGCCTGATCCAGCGGATGACGTTCTATCTGGCGCAGAGCTACTTCGATAAACGCGACTTCGCCAAGGCGGCCGAGCTTTACAAAAAGCGGGTGGAGCTGGGCGGCTGGGACGAGGAGGTGTGGAACGCGCAGGTGCATTACGCCGCCTGCCTCGAATCCCTGGGGGATCTACCGGGCTATATATGGAACACGCTGCAGGCCTATGCTATGCGGTCGTCTCGGGCCGAGCCTTTATACGATCTGGCCAAATGGTTTCGCGAGCGAGGGCAGAACCATCTTTCTCTGCTATTTTCTCAGGCTGCGATGGAGCTTCCGCTCTCAGCGGATCAGCTGTTCGTCAATCATTTCGCGCATACCACCGGCCCTCGGGAAGAGTACAGCATTTGTGCTTTTTACGATGTGGGTCGTCGTGATCGTGGCGCTCGCGTTACTGATAACCTTGCGCTAGGCAACGACACGCCTTGGCCGGCCAAGGAACAGGCCCGGCGCAATCAATTCTGGTACCTTGAACCGCTGAGCAAGCTGGTGCCGTCGTTCATGGCGCGGCAGATCGAGTTCAATCCGCCGGACGGCTACAAGGCGATGAACCCGTCGATTGCATCTGCTGGGGGAATGCTACATGTCCTGGTTCGCACGGTTAACTACGAAATTGATGCAGCTGGGCGCTACGTTATTCACGGTACGCACGGTGATGGTTCTGCTGCTGGCGATCGGCCTATTAATACTTGCAACTTTATTGTGGGTCTGAGCCCCGATCTGGTTGTCCACGCCAGTACTGAGATCGAGCTGCCGTCGCGGATGCCGTCGCCGGCGTGGGACCTGGTGCGTGGGTTCGAGGATTCGCGGCTGTTCCGCTGGAAGAACGAGCTGTGGACCCTTTCGACGGTGCGAGAGCAGAATCCGGAGGGCTGGTGCGAGCAGGTCTTGGCGCCGCTCGAATTTCGACCGGGGCTTCTTCGCTACGGCAACGGCTGGGAGAAGATCTTGGTCGAGCCGCGGCAACACGAGAAGAACTGGATGCCCTGGGTGCACGAGGGCGAGCTGCGCTTTGTCTATCGGCTGGGGACAGTGCTCGACCAGTGGGGTAAGATCATCGCCCAGCATCCGGTCGATTTCGATGTCAGCAGTATTAGTGGTGGGTCGCAAGTCATCCCCGTGCGGGGTATGTATCTGGCCCTGGTGCACGAAGCGCGGCAGCGACCCGATACCGCTCGACGTTACTACCAGCACCGTTTTGTGCAGATCGATGGAAGTGGGCGAGTTTTGCGAATCACCCGACCCTTTGTGTTTCACGATCGAGAGATCGAGTTTGCGGCGGGGATGGTATGTCTGGGAGGTCACCTCGTCGTGAGTTACGGCCGGCGCGATGCCGAGGCTTGGTTGGCGACGATGAACATCGACGAGGTTTTGGGGTTGCTCGATTGATATGTTTCCGCCGTTCGCCGTCTGGTGCAAGGAGGTGCTGCACCCGCAGGATACCCACCCGTGGGATTTCCGCACGCCGGCGTTCTATGAGGAGTATCGCGTCAAATATGCGATAGCCAAGCTGATACAGCCGCATTCGATTCTCGAAGTTGGGGTGCGGTTCGGCTACGCCGCCCGCTCGTTTCTGTTTGCTATGCCGGAGGCGTCGTATATCGGGCTCGATTTCGACGAGCCGAGCTGGGGCGACTTTGCCGGGCTGCCGCGGGTGTGGGCGGAGACGCGGCTGCATGCGCGCTATCCGCATAACGATATTCGCACCTTTCACTTCGATACCCAGAAGGACTCGCTAACGCCACTGGGGCTGGAGCTGATCGATATGGTGCACATCGACGCCGATCACTCCTACGGCGGCACGACCCGCGATCTGGCGACGTTCTGGCCGTTGGCGCGTAAGGCGGTGGTGGTCGACGACTACGGTGGCATCGCGACGGTGCAGTTGGCAGTCGACGAGTTTTGCGAAGATCAGCCGAATGTCATCCGCCTGGCGGCAACATCGTTGCGGGGTTCAGCCATTCTGGTGCGCGATGGAGATTGAGCATGGCCAAGAAGCGATACGAGGGCTCGTCTGAGGATATCGCCGAGGACAAGAAGGGCGCCAAGAAGCTTGGTATCGGCCTACGGGCCTACGAGAAAACGGCCAAGGACAAGGCCGAGGACAAGCGTGGTCAGGCGCGGTTCGACAAGAAGCGTTAACCATTTCTTCATATTTTGGTTGTAATGACTTACGGCCATGCGGCGATTGGAAGACATGTCGCTTGGTGCGCGGCTGCTGTTTGGCCTGCTGGTTATTGCATTGGCCATTTTATGCCTGATGGTTTTGACTTGGGCGTTTGACGGTAAGGCCGACGCGCAGGCGGATGAGCCGATACTATATGAAGGCGTGCAGCTCGACGCGACCTTATTGCATCTGGATAAAGAAGCCTTGCACGCCGCTTATCGCGAGCAGATCATGCATCTGTTTGGGGTTTGGTTGCGCGAGCCGCGTCTTGATGCAGCAAAAGTAACCGAAGGCATCAAGATCGCGCGCAAGGCTTATAACCGGGCGGCGACGCAGCTTACCAAGCGGGAAACGGAACTGCTTGAGCAGGATCGGCGGCAGCAAGAGGAACATCACCAGTGAACTTATGATAGGAGAGCCTTAGGCACGGTATGGAATGTGTAATGCTTATCGCGCTTGTCTTGCAGCTGGTGGTGCTGACCGGCGCAGATGGTCGGTCGGTCGAACTCAATCCTGCGAGCGTTGTCAGCGTCAGCGCACCACGACCGGGCGGGGAGCATCATGCCAGTGTCAACTGCATAATCCGCACCACCGATGGCAAGTTCATCGCTGTGAAAGAAGAGTGTAGTCGCGTGAACGAATTGCTGGAGGATAGCAAACAACAATGAATCCAGGCCCTGTTCAGGAAGGTGCGGAGACGGCCCGTACATTGATTAGTAATTTGAAGGAGAGCCCACTCACCTTGGCACTGGTCGTGTTCAATTTGGCGTTTATTGCGTTGTCGTATTTTAACGGCGTGAGCTTGCGTCAGTCCAACGAGCGGCTGTTCAATCTGATGATCGATAACGAGCATAAGACTGCGGAGATGCTTTACAACTGTGTTCCAACAAACAAAGAGCGAGATAAATGAGAATAGTAATCTCAAGCGGCCATGGGCTTAAGGTTCGTGGTGCGAGCTGTCCCTCGCCAGGCCTCGATGAGGTCAACGAGGCGCGCAAAACGGTCGAGAAGATCGCCGAGTACATGCGTGCCGGCGGACATACTGCAACGACGTTTCACGATGATACGTCGACCAGCGTCAATCAGAACTTATCGACCATAGTTAATTTCCACAATCGGCAGACCAGGGATTGGGACATCTCTTGTCACTTCAACGCTTTCCAGCGCACAAATTCCCCGATGGGAACAGAGACTCTGTACGTCAGTTCCACCGGCCAGACGATGGCGAGCAAAGTGTCGCCGGCGCTGGCGAAGGCCGGCAAGTTCATCAATCGGGGGGCGAAGAAACGTACCGATTTGTATTTTCTCAATAAGACGAACAAGCCGTCCATTTTGTTAGAAATCTGTTTTGTTGACAGCTATGCCGATGCGGATCTCTACCGCGCCAACTTCAATGCAATCTGCCAGGCCGTTGCTACGGCTGTGACCGGGACAACCGTCCCGGTCGAGCCGCCGGTCGAGCCGGAAGTGCCGCCGACGCAGCCGCCGCCGGTCGATACCGAGGACAATCAAATTGACATTGTCGGCGAGGTGAAAGGCGACGTGACGGTGGTCGTCAACGACGAACGCCTGGTCGGGGCCGAAGACTGCCCGAATGTGGTGACCTTGAAGGTGACCAAGACCGGCGATGTGTCGCTGACGATCAACGGTCAGGAATTTCACAATTGGCCGGAGGACGAGGTGCCCCCGACGGGCGGCGGTGGCGGCCCGACCGACGTGCCGCTGGAGAACCGGCCGACGATCTCGCGCGGCGACAAGGGCAAGGATGTGACCGATATGCAGACGTTGATTCCCGGCTTCACCGGCGCGATCGACGGCGATTTCGGACCGACCACGCAGACCAATGTCGTCAACTATCAGGCCTCGCGCGGGCTCGCGGCAGACGGCATCTGCGGGCCGAAAACCTGGTCGGCGCTCTATGCCGCCACGCCTCCCCTGGCGGCGCCGCCCTATGCGTTGAGTACGACCGAGCAGCAGGCAATCTGCATGATTGCCAACAGCAGTTCCATTGCCAGCTACGGCTGGAAGAACCGCGGCCGCGCGCCGGTCGGTTACACCATGGGGATGGCTCTCGCCTTTGCGCAGACCTACAAAAAGCTCAAGCTCGGCGCCGACTCGGCGACCAAGATGGCTCGGGCGATGACCACCAGCGACAAGGATGCGCTCTACGTCTATCGCAACGAGTACGCGGCGCTCGGCATGAGCAATGCGACGGCCGGGATCGATACCTTGCGGCATCTGTTTGCGCTGATGCTGGGCAGCGGGATGCGCGAGTCGAGCGGTAAGCATTGTGCTGGGCGTGATCAGAGCGCAAGCAACACTACCAGCGAGACGGCCGAGGCGGGGCTGTTTCAGACTAGTTACAACGCGCGCAGCGCTAACAATCCGACCTTCGACAATCTAATGACTGAGTACTCGAACACGAATAACAAAATGACTTGCTATCTGGGCACGTTCGATGACGGTGTGACCTGCTCGACGTCGGACTGGAGCTGCTACGGCAGCGGTGCTGGCTATCAATTTCAGAAGCTATCCAAGGAATGCCCGAGCTTTGCCGTCGAGACGCACGGGCTGACGCTACGAAACCTATGTAATCACTACGGCCCGATCATTCGCAAGGAAGCTGAGCTGAGAGGTGAGGCCAACACGATGTTCATGGCGGTGCAGGATTATCTCGATCAAGCGCCGGTCGCGTGACGGCGTGGGAGTACTACACGTTGGTGCTGATCATCTTCGTGCCGGTGTTTGTATTCTTCGTGTTCGATTGAGGAGGGCTTAATGGCTATCGTTCGCAGGGTGCTCGATCTTAGCCACCATAACACTGTGACTGATCTCAATGCTGTGGCGAACGCCGGAATCTGGGCAGTGATTCACAAGGCAACTGAGAGCACCAATTACAAGGACGACAAGTATCCTGGCCGCAAGCAAGGGTTTTTGGAGATCGGGTTGCTGTGGGGGGCCTATCACTTCCTGCGGCCTGGCAACATCAGCGGGCAAGTGGACTATTTTTTGAACTATGCTGGCATCGACGATCAGACGCTTTACGCTCTCGACTGGGAGGATAGCGGCAATGGCGAAAACGATGCCGTGCAGTTTTGCCAGCGCATGGAGCAGAAGACCGGCAGGAAGTGCGTGATCTATTCGGGCAACGTTGCGAAAGAAAACATTCACGGGGTCAATCAATATCTTGGTTCACATCGGCTGTGGCTGGCGCAGTATGCAAGCACGTGTTCGACGCAAGAGAGTTGGAACGGACGGGTATTCATATGGCAGTACTCCGACGGGATTCACGGCCCAACTCCGCACGGTTGTCCTGGCTGTACTGGTGAGGTCGACACCAACAGCTGGACCGGTACGCGTGAGGAATTGCAGGCAAGATGGTCTGGCTTGGTAGCGCCGCCAGAGCCCGTTCCGCCGGATACGCAAGCGCGGGTGGATATCACAGTCAAGATCACCGGAGACGCGACTGTTTATGTCAACGGGCAGGCAATATCTTAAGCACTCGGTCGAGATCTGTGGACGGCAGTCCTCGCTCTCGCTCGAACCGGAATTCTGGACCGACCTGCGGGAACTGGCCCAAGCCCAGGACCTGCCGGTTAGTACGCTGGTGACCAGGATCGCGCTACGTTCTGGTCGCCGGCAAAACCTTTGCAGTGAAATTCGCGTGCAGTTGCTGTTATGGCGGAAAGGAGGGGGAGATGGGCGTTATTGCGATCGAGCGGAAACCGGATGAGTACACCATTGAGCATGATGTTCCCATGCCGGCGCCAAAGGCGGTTTATCCTTTCGCGGTAATGAAAATGGGGGATAGCTTTGCGTTATCCCAGGAAAAACTGAACAATGTCCGCAACGCCGCTCAGGCCTATGGTAAACGGCACGATCAGAAGTTTCGCTTTCGTCAGGTTGGAACTGAGGTCTGGCGCTGCTGGCGAACCGCATGACACCGCTCAAGCAACGGATTTTCAACCTGCTCAAACGCGCTGGCCCTGACGGCATGGACGCCAACGAGCTGTTTTGGATTGTGTATGGCGACTACGACGGCTTTCCGCAACGCTATCAAGGTGCGCGTATGGCTGCCCGTGGCAAGAAGCGGCAGCGGGCCGCGTTGAAAGCAAATATCTGGCAGCTTAATCGACAACTTGTTGGCCGGCGCATTGTTGGTGAGCGGTGGCAAGGAGGCTGGTATCGACTATTAACCATTCGTTAACGCTTGCGGTTTAGCCTCCTGCCAGTTGGCAGGAGGTTTTTCATGGCCAAAACCAAGGAAGAGTCGTCGCACAATGTCGAGTTCGCCAAGGGTGGCGACACGCCGATGTTCGGCACTGGCGATCGCACCAAGGTGACGACGAGCGATTCGGCCGGTGAGCAGACTCCGGGCCAGACCTCGTCCAAGTCGACCGACAATCCGAAATATGCCGAGGGCGGCCGCGAGAAGATGTTCGGCTACAGCCCGAGTGTTCCGGCCAAGGCTGGCATTACGAGTGCACGCTGATGGCGGGTTTTCCGCGCACGCCGCCGCAGGCGCCGAAGGCGCCCAAGCCGATCGATCCGAACAAGGCGATCAAAGCGCCGCCGCGGCTGAAACCGACCAGCACCCGCGAGTATGGCAAAGGCGGGACGCCCTTGTCGGGGGCCCCGAACCTTGGCGTTCAAGGAGCTGGTATTGGCTATGCAGGGATAAAACCCAATGGTTTTTAAGAAGCACCTCACACCTCTCACCAAGCGTGGTGCGATCACGAAGAATACGGGTAAGGGCTCGGTGCAGGAACGCCTGCCGCCGGGCGGGATGAGTTCGATTGGCGGCGGCAGCCCGATGAACCGAATGGCGCAGCAGTATGGCAAGCCGGCGCCCCCGCCCCAGGCAGCAGCCATCGGGCAATCGTCGCCGCTGTCGCCGGCGCCCTCGGTCGGGCTGGAGAGCGAAGACGAGGGAGAAGACTGAGCTTGGCGGCGACGACGGCAGAATTAGTTACTTACGGTCGATTTCTACGCAACGCTGCGCCGGAGGAGTTCGATCGATTCCGTGAGGCGCTCGAACGCTATCAGACAACTTTGCTGCTGAACCTCATCGAAGCTGACGCGGGTTCGTTTCTGCACCGGCAGGGGCAGGCGAATCAATGCCGGGCGCTGTTGGGTGTGCTGAAGGAGTGCGAAAATGGCTGATACGACCGCGGATCTGAAGTCGAGCCATTTGCCAGTCGATCCTGACGTCAAGGTTCCTGATCAGGTGCGGCGGGCAACCGAGCGCGTCAATGCGATGTTTGCCCAACAGCCGGTGCCTGAACAGCAGGGTTCCCCTCCGGCTGAGCCGGTGCAGGAGTTTACGCCTCCTCCGGCGGACGTGCCTCCTGCGCCGGCACTTGAGTCCGAGCCACCGGCGCCTGAGCCCGAGCCGCATATCCCGGTGCAGGGGCGCTACTCGCAAAAGCAAGTCGAGACCATTCGGCAGGATCATCAGCGCCAGCTCGACCAGATCCGCCAACAGCATGACGCGCAGATGCGGCAGCTGGGCGACGAGCTGCTGCGCACTCAGGAAATGCAGCGGCAGGCGCGGCAACGCGCGCAGCAAACGCAACCTGTACCGCAGATGACCGATAAGGACGTGCAGGAGTTCGGTCCGGACGTGATCGACTTCACCCAGCGCGCGGCGCGTGTTGCGCTGGCACCGGAGCTGCTCCGGATGCAGCAGGAAAACGAGCAGCTGCGGCGCAACCAGGCGCAACAGAACCGGCGGGCGCTGGATCAGGCGGTGGCGATGGCGGTGCCGAATTACCGTGAAATCGACGCCAACCCGCGCTGGCGGCAATGGCTGATGTTGCCAGAGCCGTATACCGGGCGTATAAGACAGGAGATACTGAACGACGCGATTACTGCCAGCGATGCTCTCAGAGTCGTGACGTTCTTTCGAGGGTTCCTCGCAGAGGAACAGGCGACAGGCCACGCCCCAGCGCCAACGCCCGACTCGGCTTTCAAGCCGCCTCGGGAAGCGGCAGTCCCCCTGGCATCTTTGGCGTCTCCTGGCCGGGCACGTCCCGCATCGGGTGGTGACACTCCGATGCCGCCTGACAAACCCTTTTACAGCCGCGCCGACATTCAGAAGGCTCACCGCGCATACATGCAGGGTGCATATCGCGGCAGAGAAGCCGAGTACACGCGACTCCAGGACGAGTTCGTTCGTGCCGGTGCTGAAGGGCGCATCAGAAGTTAACCAGGGGACTGCTGGACAACACATGACATTCGGGAGTCCCCGACCATAGGGGACTCGCTGTGGCTATTCCCAGTGTAGGTTTTCCTGGCGCAACTGCCGGATCAGTACCTCCGCTTACTCCTGTCGGATCGTCGCCCAACAATCTACAGGCGACCGGTTTTATTCCTGAGATCTGGTCAACCAAGCTCGTGGAAAAATTCTACGCGTCAACCGTTTTGGCGGCGATCAGCAATACCGACTACGAAGGCGAGATCCAGAATAAAGGTGATCGCGTCAGGATTCGCACCAAGCCGACCATCACGATTAGAAACTACCAATCCGATGGTTTGCTCGGTCTCGATCGTCCGACTGGTGGGATGCTGGAGTTGTACATTGGCAATGGCAAATATTTCAGCCTGATCCTGGACGACGTCATGGAAGTCCAGTCGGACCTGAATATTCTGTCGATGTGGTCGGACGACGCGGCTCAACAACTTAAGATCGCTGTCGACTACGATGTGCTCGACGGCATTGTCGGTCAGTGCGCGGCGCAGAACCGCGGGTTGGCGGCCGGCGTGGTCACCGGCAACATCAATCTCGGCTTCAAGGGCCAGCCGCTCTCGGTGGTCGGGCGCAATCCTGGCGCCGGCGACGTTGAGCTGCTCGATGTGCTCATGCGCATGGGCCAGGCGCTCGACGAGCAGAATGTTCCGGAAATCGGCAGGTGGGTGGTGATGCCCGCTTGGGCCGGGCGCATGGTCAAGCAGTCCGAGCTGCGCCAGGCCTACTTGTCCGGTGATCCGGTGTCGATGCTGCGCAACGGTCGGCTGGGACAGATCGATCGGTTTACGATCTATATCTCCAACCTGCTGCCGAACAACTCGACCGACAGCGTCAACTTCAATGCCGGCGAGTGGCCGTTCTTCGCCGGACACCCGCATGGGTTGACATTCGCTTCGCAGATCTCTAAGGTTGAGACGCTAAGGTCAGAACTAACCTTCGGTGATATCCTTCGTGGGCTACAAGTCTATGGATATCAAGTGGTTGACGGTAAAGCGTTGTGTGAAGCGCACGTGACTCCAAACAGCTAAAAATATGCCTTGATAAAGGTAAGACCTCCGAATATACGGGGGTCTTACGCTTTTGAGAGGTATAGTGATGTCGTGGAAGGACCCTGAGTACAAAAAGGAATACATGCGGATATATGCGCAACGCCCTGATCAGATCGCGAAGCGCAAAGCATGGTCTCAAGCTAACCGTAAAAAGCATCGTGGATACTATTTGAAATGGGAAGCAAAAGACCCGCAGCACACGATGATGCAGCGTTGCAAACATACTTCAAAAGCGCGTGGTATCGACTTTACTATTAAGCGCGAAGATCTGGTTTGGCCGACGCACTGTCCGGTGCTGGGCATCGAGTTGAGCTACACCCGCGATAAGAAGAAACCGCAGCGCGACGATTACCCCACGCTTGACCGTTGGGATAACGCAAAGGGATACGTGCCGGGAAATGTGTTTGTGATCTCCTGGCGGGCGAATCGAATCAAGTGGCATTGCAGTCCAGAAGAACTTGAAGCGGTCGCGCATTATGCGCGGTGCGGATTAACGATCCCTTAACCAAATGGCCATACGCTGCTTCGCCAGGAGCAGCGTATGCCAACACCCGCATTTTACGGCAATTTCAGCGATGACGATCAGCCGACCCTGGGCAAGGTCCAGGACCTGATCAGCGACGCTCGCACGCTGCTGCAGGACATCGTCGGCACCGGTTATCGCTACACCGATGCGTCGCTGCTGGTGGCGTTGAACATCTCCTTGGCCGAGGCCAGCCGGATGCGCGCGGACCTGTTCGTCTGGAATTTGCGGATGCGTGGCCAGGTGCCGGCGTTCCAGGCGGTCGACGACACCAAGGTCGGGCTGCCAGTGCAGTTCCGGCTGGCGATGCTGCACGGCATCTGCGGGCACGCGATGGAGCGTGATCAGGAAGACTACGCGGACTCGCGGGCGACGACGTTCCTCAACATGTTCAATCAGGGTTTGGTCGGTCGCAACCTCGGGCCGGTCGTCGGCGGTGCGGGACCAGGTGGAGGCGGGCGTGGCCGACCAGGATGAACATGCTCCCGGATATCTGGCCAAGCTGCTCGGCCAGGCGACGGTCATTCTGACCGGCTCGACCGACGCCGAGCTTAAGGTCACGCTGTTCGATACGCTGCAGGAGTTCTTCGGCGACAGCAACTGCTGGCAGGAGTGGATCCAGTTCACGATCGTGCCGCAGATGCAGGACTATCCGATCGCGCCGGTGACCGGGCGGATCCTGCGGCTGATGGGCGTGTTCGACCAGAATCGCGTGCCGCAGCAGGCGATCATGTCGGACATCGGCACGGTCTCGTTCCTGTACCCCTACACGACCGTGCAGCCGATGTGGGCCTGTGTCGTCAAGAACGTCACCGATCCACTCGAAGAATGCTTCCCGACGCCGCCGTACCAGCCGGACTGGGTGCTGCCGGCTTACGGTGTCGGCATTATGTCCGGTCTCCTCGGCAACATGATGCTGCAGCCGGGGCAGAGCTACAGCAATCAGACGCTCGCGACTTATCATCTGCGCAAGTTTCGCGATGCGATCTCGCACGCGCGCGTCGAGGCGATGCGCGCCAATACGGTCGGGGCGCAGGCTTGGGCCTATCCGCAGCAGTTTCGCACGTTCGGCCAGAAGGGCGGGGTGTCGACGTTCAACATCAACCCGTCGCCGCAGACGGCGAGGTAGGGGCTATGGGGTCTTGCGATTGCACGCATTCGGTGACGTCGGCGCATGTCGATATGAAAATCGATAACAACGGCACCTGGTCGGATGCCTTCCAGTTCGGCACGCCGGGGGACTTCACCTGGACGCTGGCCGGGCAGACATTCACCATGGATGTGCAGCGTAATCGGTACGACAGCACGCCACTGCTGCAGCTCTCGACGCTGACCGGCACCATCATCACCGACGATGTGAACCAACGGGTCATTCATCTCAGCGTGCCGTCGACTGTCATCAAGACAAATTTGCCGGTCGGTAAATACGTCTACGATCTGGTGATGCTGGATGGGTCGACCCCGCCGATTCGCGTCCCTCTGATGCACGGCATTGTTTGTGTCGAGCAGGGGGTGACGACTTGATATGCCGATCATCACCAACGATCCGGCACTCATCGCGGCTTTCCCCGTCGTTCCCATCTATGGCGCGACCGGACCCACCGGCCCGCTGGGCGGTCCGACAGGGCCAAGTGGGCCTACGGGTGTGGGGGGTACCGGACCGACTGGAATCCAGGGACTGGCTGGAGCAACTGGCCCGACCGGTGCCGGCGCTTTCACCGGACCGACGGGAGCGGTAGGCAAGACCGGGCCACCGGGATCGCCTGGACCGCAAGGACCGGCGGTGGTGGGACCGACCGGTAGTACTGGTGCAACAGGCGCGGGGGCGTTTACTGGTCCAACTGGCGCAACCGGACAAACAATTGTTGGTCCGACTGGGCCTGCCGGAGGTCCAACCGGGGCCATAGGTCCTACGGGTCCTGGCGCCGGGGTTTTTAGTGGCGCGATGCTGCGCAACGCGACTGATTTGGTCGGGCAGAATATTTCTTCGCAAACGCCTTGGTATGCGGTGAGCTGGTCGGGGACGGCGTTTGATACCAGCGGCTGGTATAATTCAGGTGCTCCAACGCGACTGACGGTGCCGTTTGGTGTCTCGTATGTACGCTTATCGGCGCAGATTCGTCTGACCAATGTGCCTGCCAATACAGCATGGATTGTTCAATTTGCGAAGAATGGCGTGGCGCTTGGTTGGCTTGGTCGCAGTGCGCTGTCGGTTGCTAGTGGAAACTATTCGGAAGCTTGGTTGAGCCATACGTCGGGAGCAATTCCGGTCAGCCCAACCGATTATTTTGAAGTCAATATTTATATGGTCAGCGCGAGTAGTGTGACGATTGTCGCGCTGGATTCGAGCTTTTCGGTTGAATCAATCCAGGGCGGTGGCCCTACTGGTCCGGCGGGAACGGCATCAAATCCGGGCGCGACCGGGCCGACGGGTCAAAGTTTTCTAGGTCCGACCGGGTATACTGGGCCGACCGGTGTAACGGGCCCTCTCGCTA